CATTCTTTAAAGATGGAAAGAAAAGAGAAGAAAGAAAGAATAAAGTTATTAAAACAATCTTTAAAGTTACTGAGAAAGACTAATTCAAAAATTTATATAGATATTGGACATCCAGAATGGTTGAAAGTATCAGAAGCAATAACATTGTTAAGACAGTTTGATAAAAAGTTATATGATGGTTTTACTTTAAATGTATCTAATTTCATTGATACCCAAGTATGTGTTGATTATGGTGATGATATTACTAAAAAAATTGGAAAAAATTACATAATAGATACAAGTAGGAATGGTTTAGGTTATTCCACTTCTTTATTTAATCCTACAAATATCGCGATAGGAGAATTACCTACATTTAAAAGTGTTTTTGAAAATTGTGATGGATATTTATGGGTAAAACCACTTGGAGAATCAGATGGTAAAGAGAATGGTTCACCAAAAGCTGGTAGGTTTTATTTGGAATACGCATTAAAAGTTATAGAAAATTCAAAAAAGATAGGCACATTTAACTTCCAATAAAAAATTGAAAAAAAAAATGTTTTTTCAAAAACAAAGAGATATTTATTCGTGAAGTAAAAATTAATTACTTCCGAATGATAAATAAACAATACAATAAGTAAATAACAAATAGGAGATACCTAATGGATTTAGAACTCGTAAAACGAAGACTCAATCAGTTACAAACAACAACCCAAAGAACTTCAAATCTTTGGAAACCAACCCCAGGAAAACAACTAATTCGAATTGTACCTTATAAATTTAATAAGGATAATCCGTTCATTGAGTTGTTTTTTCACTATGACATAGGTGGAAAGTCACATCTTTCACCAATTTCTTTTGGTCGTCCAGACCCAATTGAAGAATTTGCTCAAAAGTTAAAAACATCTGGTAATCGTGATGATTATCGTTTGGGTAAAAAACTTGAAGCGAAGATGAGAACATACGCACCAGTTATTGTTCGTGGTGAAGAAAAACAAGGTGTAAAATTTTGGGGTTTCGGTAAACTTGTATATCAAGAATTACTTTCAGTTATAGCAGATCCAGATTACGGTGATATTACAGACCCATTAAATGGTCGTGATGTTGCTGTAGAGTTCAAAACAGCTGAAGAAACTGGAGCAAGTTTCCCATCAACCTCGATCCGAGTAAAACCAGTACAATCACCAATTTCTGAAGATACGAATATTTTAGAAATGATTGATGATACTCAAAAGGATATTACTGAGATATATCAGGAAAAAACGTATGATGAACTTACGGAAATTCTGAATACTTGGTTAGAAGGTGGTGATAAAGAAACCAATGATGAGGAAACCACAACTTCAAAAACAGCTGACGCAGTTAAGGAAACCACTAAGAATGTAAGTGAAGTTTCTGATGCGTTTGATGACCTCTTTAACAAGTAATTAAGGATATACAATGAGCGTAAGAGATGAACTTGCTGAAGCATTAGCAGGTTCTTTGAACAAAAAGTTCAAAGACCATAAAGTAGCATATTTCTTAGATGGTGTAGATAATACACCTACCGATATCACGGATTTTATATCAACTGGTTCGACAATGTTGGATTTAGCTATTTCAAATAAACCTAATGGTGGTATAGCCGTAGGTAGAATTACTGAAATCAACGGATTAGAATCAAGTGGTAAATCTTTGGTTGGAGCTCATATTCTTGCGGAAACCCAGAAAAAAGGTGGTGTAGCAGTTTACATTGATACTGAAACTGCTGTATCACAAGATTTCTTACAAGTAATTGGCATTGACATAAAAGAAATGCTATATCTCCATCTCGAAACAGTAGAGGACATTTTCGAAGCCATTGAAGAAATTGTCACTAAGGTTAGAGAATCTGATAAAAACAGATTGGTTACAATATTAGTTGATTCGCTAGCTGCATCTACTACGAAAGTAGAATTAGATGCTGATTTTGACAAAGATGGTTGGGCGACAGCTAAAGCTATTATAATATCCAAAGCTATGAGAAAAATTACTCAAATGATTGGACGACAACGGATAGCGTTAGTGTTTACCAACCAACTTCGTCAGAAGTTAGGAGTTATGTTTGGAGATCCTTGGACAACAAGTGGTGGTAAAGCACTACCATTTCATGCATCAACGAGAATTAGACTTAAAAACAAAGGTCAAATTAAAGATAACAAGAAAAACACGATTGGTATGACCATTCTTGCTAAAGTAGTTAAGAATAGGTTAGGACCTCCACTACGAACATCAGAGTTCCCTCTATATTTTGAGAGTGGAATTGATGATGTTGGTAGTTGGTTGACTGTTATGAAAGAGTATGATGTAGTTAAAATTGCTGGTTCTTGGTACACACTACCAATAATAGATTTTGAAACAGGTGAAAAGACTGATGAGAAAAAGTTTCAATCTAAAGATTGGGAGAAAGTATTAGAAGAACCTGGGTTAAAAGAATATGTTTACAACCTCATTTGTGAGAAGGTCATATTGAAGTATGACAAATCTGCACTCGGTATAGATGATGTAGAGGTCACGGATGAGGTTCTCGATGAATAAGAGATACATAAGTCTACTAGATGAAATTAAAAAGAATGGCGGGAAAATAGATGATGGTCACTTCAATGATAAAGTACTAATCATAGATGGCCTAAATACTTTTATACGAGTATTTAGTGTTATGCCAACTCTCAATGATGACGGTGTTCACATTGGGGGAATAGTTGGTTTTCTGAAAAGTATCGGTTATGTCATTCGTCTTTTTAGCCCCACCCGAACTATCATAGTATTTGATGGTAAGGGTGGGAGCACCCGTCGCCGTAAATTACATCCAGAATATAAAGCTGGTCGTAAGACAGATAAAAGACTTGTAAGAGCGTATGATTTCGCAGATAAAGAAGAAGAGCGAAAGAATATGCTTAGACAATTACAACGAGTAGTTCAATACTTAGAAGCATTACCTCTTAATATTTTATCTATTGATAATATAGAAGCAGATGATACAATTGCTTATTTGTCTAAACAAGTTTTAAAAGAAAAAGTAGTAATTAGTTCTACAGATAAAGATTTTATACAATTGGTAGATGATAGAATTAAAGTCTACTCGCCTACTAAAAAAATTATATATGATAAAGAACAAGTGTTTAAGGAATATGGTGTTCCTTCACGAAATTTTTTAACTTATAGAGTTTTAGAAGGTGATAAGTCTGATAATATACCTGGAATCAAGGGTGCTGGTTTGAAGACTATAATAAAAAGATTTCCACAAATTCAAGACCATGACAATGACATTACAATAGAAGATATTGTAGGATTATGTCGTGGAAAAGAAGATGAGATGAAGATATTTGAAAATGTATCAATGTGTGAACCTCAACTTGAATTAAATAGAAAACTGATGCAATTACAAGAAGTTGATATACCATCAAACGCTAAACGTAAGATTTTAGGAGCAATAGATAATCCTATTCAAAGATTAAATAAATTAGAATTTGAAAAGATGTTTTTACAAGATAAATTATTTAGTTCATTACCTAACTTACAGGGGTGGTTATTACAGACTTTTAATCAGTTGAATAGGTATGCTGAAATGAGTTAGTTGTGGGTAGAAAACTTAAATATAAAACAGAAGATGAAAAACAAGATGCACAACGTAGATGGCAGATGGAACATTACTACCGTAATAAGGAAAAACTACGTAAGGTAGCTCGAGAAAGGTATAGGAAGAAACGACATTTAGAAATAGAAGAAAAGCGTAGAAAAGAATTATACGGTGAAGAATAAATTATATTCTATTGAAGATGTTAAAAATTCTGAACTTGTTGAAATAGATAAGGTGAATGCTTTAGACATAGTATTTAACAATCATTATTCAAAGGTAATGCCGAGATTGACTAAACATTTTCTTGGAAGTTTTATTGATAAGAAATTAGTTGCGGTATTAACACTTGGGTGGGGAGTTCAACCACTCAATACTATTAAAATTTTATTTCCATCATTAATTACAAAAGATTATTTAGAAATAGGTAAAATGTGTATGTTGGAAGAATTACCTAAAAATTCAGAATCAATGATTTTATCTAAAATGTTTAAGTGGGTAAAGGAGAATAGACCTGATGTAAAATTGATTTACACTTGGGCCGATGGAATATTGGGTAAACCAGGATATGTTTATCAAGCTGCTAACTTTTTATATGGTGGATTTATAACTACAGATTTATATCTATCAGATACAGGAGAAAGAGTTCATCCAAGAACAGCACAATCGTATTTGAAAGACAAGAAAGATGTCAGTATAGGTAGGAGACCAAATAAAGAATTTTTAATTGAAAATAATTGGAGTCATTATAGAGGTAGACAATTTAGATATGTTTATTTTTTATGTGATAAGAGAGAAAAGAAAAGATTATTAAAAGAAACTGATATTAAATGGAATAGAGAATATCCTAAAGATGGTGCGATAGTTTGGAAGAAAAAAGATTTTACAGATGGTTCTTGGAATAATGTAGGTGAAATAGAGTGGAAAAGTGATTCTCCACTTAAATATAATAAATCAGCTATAAAAAATAGTAAAGTGGTAGCTGGTTATAATAAAGCTAAGGAGTTTTTTGATTTTGAAGGATAGTAAATTAATAAATGGTGATTGTTTAGAAGAATTAAAAAAATTAGATGATGATTCAGTAGATTTACTCTGTACGGATCCACCATACGGATATGGTTTCATGGGTAAACATTGGGATAAGTTTGAAGAAAAACAATCTACCAAATCTCAAACAGTAGGTTGGATGAGTCCTGGTATGAAAAAAACCACTTATGGTATGAGAGAGTTTTTTATTCCTATATGGAAAGAAGCTTTACGAGTATTAAAACCAGGAGCATTCTCATTCGTAATGAGTGCACCAAGAAGTGATGTTCAAATGCTTATGGTTCAGACATTACAAGAAGCAGGATTTGATATAAGTTTTTCACCAATCTATTGGACATACGCAACAGGTTTCCCAAAGGCTATGAATGTTGGTAAGAAAACCGAGAAAGAAAATCTTGAAGGAAGTTACGCAGGATATCAACCAAAACCAGCAGTAGAAGTGGTGATAGTTTGTATGAAACCATTAGATAAGAAAGGTTATATGGAACAAGCAAAGGATAATCAAAAGGGTGTAACGTGGTTGGATGATTGTAGAATACCATTTGCAGGTATGAGTGATACAGAACAATATGATAAA